TGGTACAAGTCCCTAAAGATTTTCAAGATTACGATGACGATGATGCCGACATTGAGAAGCGTAAGAACCGTTGGAAGTATTGGACTAACCTGAAAAATTTAAAATTAGAATTTAGAAATGAAACGGGCAGCAGAGATAATAGAGAATACATGGATTGGTTAGAAAACAAATATGGATTCAGACCAACCGAAACAATTGAAGGTATGATAAGCGACGATTATAAAGTAGTTGACGAAAAGAAATTTATAGTGTATATTCTTAAGTATGGCAAATGATTTGATGATAGATTTGGAAACACTGGACACAAGTCCCTATTGTGTTATCCTTACTATTGGTGTTGTACGATTCGATCCATATGGTGAAGGTGTTGCTGAACGTTGGACATTCAAGCCAACTATCGAAGATCAAACAGAAGTATACAATCGTATTATTTGCGACTCAACTATTAAGTGGTGGAGTCAACAAAATCCAGCAGCACTAGATGAAGCATTTAATGAGGACGGTCGCATATCATTTAAAGATACTATGGAACAACTATATAATATAGGTTGGAATCGTAGAGCAGTATGGAGTCATGGTGCTCCATTCGACGTTGTTGCTTGTGAGACAGGAATGCGGCAGACTAGCGAACGCCCTAATCCTATACCTTGGCCATTCTATACTGTACGTGATACACGCACGTTGTTTGAGATTGCCGGTGTCAAATTAAAAGATGGTGGACATGTCACTACGCACAAAGCAGTAGAAGATGCTGAACGCCAGGCTATTGTTGTACAAGAGGCATACAGGAAGTTGGGTTTAGTTAGAAAATAATGCGTAGACATATACTACCATATACTAATTATAGACAAATGCTACAATGGTTGTGCGAAAATATACAAGAAAATTATCACAGTGATGGCAGCAAGTATAATAGTAGTAGCGTGAGTCAGTTTGTAGAATGGCGTAGTAAAGATGGCAAAAGTTGGGTTTTAAGAGTAGCAGGCAACCCACCTAGATGTTATGTAGAAATAAGTGATGAAGAATGGGAGACAGTATTCTTACTGAGATGGGGATGAAGTTTAATAGCGACATTGATATTGATTACGGTAATCGTGATTTAATCTTAGAAAAGATTAAACATATTCCTGCGGCTATGCGTAAAGTCGATCCTATACGCAAACATAACACTGGTGTACACATTACAGATATACCTTATGATCCTGCAAACAATATGGCTGCACTAGATTACGAAGAAGCAGAAAATCGCGGCTATTTTAAATTAGACTTGCTAAACGTACATGTTTATACACAAGTGCGTGATGAGACACATTTGATTGAACTAATGCGTGAGCCTGATTGGAATAGATTGCGTGATAAAAAGTTTGTAGAACAATTAATACACTTAAACAATCAGTATTACAACATACAGAAAATGCCTGAGCCAATAAATACCATACCAAGACTTGCTATGTTCTTGGCTGTGATACGTCCAGGCAAGAAACATTTGATCGGTCGCACATGGAAAGATGTTAGTGAAACTGTATGGGAAAAAGATAATGATACATATAGTTTTAAAAAGTCACACGCTATTGCCTATGCGCAATTAGTGGTAGTGCATATGAACTTACTTACAGAAAATGAATCTAAAGTTACTGAATGAAGATGATCCTAAATTAAAAGAAGTTTCTACAGAGTGGGACTTTAATGTCGATGGTGATCCAACTGAATTAGTCAAGTATATGACTAAGACCATGTTTGAAAACAATGGTATCGGTCTTGCCGCACCACAAGTAGGTGTACAAAAAAGATTGTTCATCATGGGTAATCCAGATTTACTGTATACAATTATTAATCCTACTATTATTACGAAAGAAGGCGAGATAATTAAAGATACAGAAGGATGTTTAAGTTTCCCCAATCTATGGTTAAAGGTCAGACGTAGTGATAAGATTACTGTTAAGTATTATGATATAAAGGGTAATTTAATTAATACAGAATTTAGTGGGCTGAAAGCACGAATCTTTCAACACGAATATGATCATTTAGATGGTATATGTTTTGTTACTCAGGTTGGTCCAGTTGCACTAGATTTAGCAAAAGAAAAAAGACGCCGTAAATCATGACATCTTTCGTACTAATGTAATACTCTTCCTACGTATACGCTTCTTATTAAATTCGCTGATGCTAATCACTGGACCATGTACCAGTGTGAGATTTTTGTTACTAAATGTTTTAAGAAAGGGCTTGAAAATACCCCATTCTTCACGTAAAAAGATGTTTATAGGTATCTGACGATTGCTTTCCCACCACCATACTTCACCTAATTCTAAGAACTTTTGCTTTGCTTTAATGTCTGCTATAGCGCCATAATCATATATCGTAGTATAGGTATCATCACGATTCTGCATTATACCTACATAATCCTGATTGGCGACGGAACAGACCGTAATGAATGGATGATTCTCGCTGAGTTTTTTGAAAAAATCTTTTGGTAACATGTTGTAATAACTTAGTATTATTTACTCACCCGGTTCCAGAAATAAAATAAATTTATGCCGATAAATATTACGTAGGAGCAACGATCTGTGACAGTCACTAATGTAGGTTATTCAACAGCAGTATTTTACTTTATACAGCGTCAGATCGTAGTCCTATTATCAGGAAACAGTCCGAGGGCCTTTATGCCAGTATATGCTAAAAACTTAAATCTACACAAAGGGGTAGATAATAAAATACAATTTCAGTTCTTAAACCAAGAACAAAAGCCCGTAGATATTACAGGTAAGAGTATTACTTGTCGTATATTAAATTCTACAGCAACAGAAGTGCTTATTACAAAAGCTCTAACTCTTGAATTGCCATTGACTGGTTTAGCATATCTTTATATAAATGCAGCAGATTTGGAAGATATTCCACAACAAAAAGCATATTATAGTTTGGAGATTCCAGTAGGTGACTTTGATTATCCTGTATTCGTAGATCCAGCGAGTGGTGCGCGTGGTGATATCAACATTCTTAATAGTGTATTGCCAAGTTTCGTGCCAAGTCAGATTGTGACTATTCCAACTGGCCAACCATTTCCTAACTTGGATCCCAATGTAAATGCTAACAATCCATTAACGAATGCCAACACTTACTATAGTTCAATTATCAATACACAGGATAATCCAGTATTGACAATACAAACTAAATTAGATGGCTATAATGGGGATGTAAGTATTGAAGGAACTTGCAACCAACAATTAACCGATTGGTATCCAATCACTACTGAAAGTTATGAAGATACAACCTCAGTAAAAGGTTACACCATACACGGATTTCATCCATTCGTTCGCATGGTGTTCACAAGTAATGCGGGCGTAGTCACAAATATTTTGGCAAGATAATTAACCAATAGTATTTGTTTTTACACAACACTCTGTTATAATTAATGAGTGTTTGATATTCTTCAACTAATTCCAGGTAGAAAAAAGTTTACGCAAAGCGGTTGGCATAGTTTCAACGCTGTGTGTTGCCAATATCGTGGACATAAAGTTGATCGTCGTGGTCGCGGCGGCATCAAGTTTGATGGTAGTAATTGGAGTTACCATTGTTTCAATTGTGGTTTTAAATCTAATTTTGTATTAGGTCGTAGCCTAAGTAAGAACACACGCACACTATTATCGTATTGTGGAATAGACAAAGACGACATTGATAGATACAGTTTACAAAGTTTACAACACAAAGATTTGCTTGACTATGCCAAGCGTAAAAAAGAACGAAATATAGTTAAATTCAAAGAATTACATTTACCAGATGATGCTGAATTGATAGACACACAAAATCCCAAACACGAAGTTTATGTACGTTATCTTAATAAACGCAAGATTAATATAAGTGATTATCCATTTATGTGTACGCCTGATAGTGAAGGGCGCCAGGCTAATCGTGTGATCATACCCTACACTCATGAAAATAAAATAGTAGGTCATACTAGTAGGTACTTAGATGATCGCACACCAAAGTTTATTAATGAACAACAAAGTGGCTATGTGTTTGGTACTGATCTACAAAAGCCGGAGTGGGAAGTATGTATCGTAGTTGAAGGTATATTCGACGCATTAAGCATTAATGGATGCGCATTAATGCACAATACTATTAGCGAACAACAAGCAGAAACTATACGTAATATTTCACCCCCGTGGTTAGATAAAAAGGTTATTGTTGTGCCAGACCAAGATAAGACTGGATTAGAAATTATAAACAAAGCATTAGATATGGGCTTTCATGTAAGTTTACCGGATTGGGATGAAGATGTGAAAGACGTAAATGATGCTGTAATAAAATATGGGAAATTGTCTACGCTACTAAGTATCTTGCAGTCGGCTACAAACAGTAAGATTAAATTGGAAATGAAGAGGAAGCAACTTGATAAACGACTATAATATTGATGTACAAACACTATTTCTGCGTATGATGGTTACAAACGCAGAGTTATATACTCGCGTTATGAACATCATGAACGCTGAAAACTTTGATCGACGTTTGCGACCAGTAGCAGAATTTATTATTGACCATACAAAGAAATATAATGTAATGCCTGAACCAGTACAAATCAAGGCAACAACTGATGTAACCGTAGATAGATTGGAAGAACTTGATGAAGGACATTACGATTGGTTCTTAGTAGAATTTGAATCATTTACTAAACGACAAGAACTTGAGAGGGCTATTCTTAAGAGTGCTGATCATCTTGAGAAGGGCGAGTATGGACCTGTAGAGAAACTGATCAAAGATGCTGTTCAGATTTCTCTACAGAAGGACATGGGTACAGATTACTTTGCTGATCCTCGTGGTCGATTAATGGCATTGAAATCTAATAATGGTCAGAACAGCACAGGTTGGCCAACACTTGATCAGAAACTATATGGCGGTTTCAATCGAGGTGAACTACAAATCTTTGCTGGTGGATCAGGTTCAGGTAAGAGTTTGATCATGCAGAACCTAGCAGTCAACTGGGTACAGAATGGATTGAGTGGCGTTTATATCACACTTGAATTAAGTGAAGGCTTATGTAGTATGCGATTGGATAGTATGATGACTGATACTAGCACAAGAGAAATATTTAAAGACTTAGACAATGTTGAAATGAAGGTCAAGATGGTTGCTAAGAAGTCTGGAAATCTACGTGTAAAATATATGCCAGCACAAAGCAACGTTAACGATATCAGAGCATATGTCAAAGAACTACAAATTCAAACTGGTATGAAGGTAGATTTTATATGTGCTGACTATCTTGACTTGATTATGCCAGTCAGCGCAAAAGTCAGCCCAAGCGATTTGTTCATCAAAGACAAGTATGTTTCAGAAGAATTGCGTAATCTTGCTAAGGAACTAAACGTATTGTTGGTAACGGCAAGTCAGTTGAATCGTAGCGCAGTTGAAGAAATCGAATTTGATCATAGTCATATCGCAGGTGGTATCAGTAAGATCAATACTGCGGATAATGTGTTCGGTATCTTTACAAGTCGTAGTATGCGTGAGCGTGGATTATATCAGATACAGTTGATGAAAACACGTAGTAGTTCGGGTGTGGGTCAGAAGATCGAACTCGCATTCGACGTTGAAACATTGCGCATTACAGATCCGGGCGAGGGCGTATCAAAGCCAGTAAGTACGGGTAGCGAGATACTATCGCAAATTAAGAGTACGTCTCAAATAACAGGATCCAGCAACGTAGTAGAGGATACCCCTAAAACTGCTGCTAATGTAGATAGTGCTAAACTAAAGTCAATATTGAAGAATTTAGGGCGATAGACAGTATTTTCTGATAAATATACATATGCAGAAAAAGACTAGAAGCCTCTTGGAAGAGTTGGATGCTATCTCTTTTAACCGTGATATTAATCACTTAGTTGAAAGTCGTGCAACCAACATTATCGCCAGTGCTATTAACTTATTAGAACTTATCAATAAGCGTTATGATAAGGATCAAGCAGAATTGTTAGAAAAGAAGTTGCTTGGCAGCATAAAAACAAGAGACCCTAGTAGATTTAGCAAGTCAATAAAGGCCAAGCAAAAATGAATACTAACGATTTTAAATTGATGGAACGTGGATTTTGGGATTCACTATTAGATTTAGGTAGAGATACCCCAGCAGCATCTCCTAGTGCTTCAGGTGTCGAAGCAAAAGCACGACAAGATTTTACAGATAAAATGAACATGCGCGCCATGAGTGCATTTTCAAATGCATTTAAAAATCAGGGTATTGACGTAAGTAAATCATTTGGTAGTGGTCAAAGTTCAAGTCCTCAGCCTAGTGCAGGTGGGCAATCAAACACAGCACCAGCATCAGGTGGGCAATCAAACACAGCACCAGCATCAGGTGGGCAATCAAACACAGCACCAGCATCAGGTGGGCAATCAAACACAGCATCAGGACAGCAAGCCGGGGCTAATGCAGCAACAACTCCTTCAACAGCTGGTCAAAAGAAACCCGGATTCATGGATAAAGTAAAAGGATTCTTTGGTAAGGGTGCCGCACAACCTGGAGCAGCGCAACCTGGCCAACCAGCAGCCAACGCAGCGCAACCAGCAGCAGCCGGTACCAAACCTGCTACGGCTCCAGCAGCAAAATCAAAGGCTCCGGGCAATGCTGCTGTACCAACCGGACAAAAGCAAGGCGCAGCGAAACCCCAAGTTGATGTTAACGTAGATAAGATTGTTGGTGGCATGAGAAAGTTGCAACCAGCGGGCACTAAACCTTTACCAGCAACAATGAAAAAGAAAAAAGATCCAACTACTGGTAAAATGGTTAACGTCAGAATTCCAACTACCAACTTGGAAAAAGAAATTGTT